CGTCCGATCCAGCAACTTTAATCGATGCAAAAACCGTATCTTCTAATACAAAAATCCCAGCAATTACAGCAGTTACTTCCGTTGTATCATTCACTAATTTAGTTCCTTTCGTAGCAACTAATCTATCCAAATTTGGTAAGCTCATATCTTATTTTATTATTTTGATTTCTAATTGTGCTTCGTCTAGCGCGCTATCGGTATTAGCTCCAGTTGTACTATTTTGTGTAAAAAATGAAATAACAGTAGTAGATGTTTGACTACCGCCAACTAAAATACTTCCCATCATACCACTTAATGTGAAAGAAACAAATGTTTTATTAGCTGTAAATAAAGCACTCGATGCAGTTAACGTATATTGACCGACACCAGTTCTAGCTAGTGTAAATGTCTGAGTAACTTCAGTCGTATAGCTATAATTAACAGTTGGTGCAGATGTACTATTTTGAGTAATAGCAAACATTACAGTTGTAAATGGTCTTATGTTAGCACCCGTAACAGATTTAGTGTCGTATGTAGCTCCGTTGTAATCCGAAACAATCAATAAATCATCGTCCTGTAGTTGTGCTGCTTTCGGTGTTAACTCGCTTATCTTTTTGTCTGCCATCTTTTTCTATCTTCTTAAGATATAACTCTAATTTAACTACATTGTTTTGTTTAGGCTTGTATACCTCTCTAATCATATATACCAATTTGATAAGTAATTCTTTTTTTGTGGCAAAACATCACCGTTAGTGTTAGTTTGATATTCAGGAAATAACGCTTCGTTTAAACACATGTAATCTAAGAATCTTTGTGCGTAATTTTCAGCAATACGTTTCTCTTTCTCAACCAAATAATCCACTTCTTCTTTGCTTACTATTTCAGCATTCTCAGAGCTATGTTTATAAAGCCCTTTATTGGAAATTGAATAAGCTGCAAATGGTAAATACTCAACCATTGTAAAGTGTATCAACATTGGCTTTAAATACGTATTTACAAGCGTTGCATAATTACCACTCAATGTACTTGCTGCTATATCATTCTTAATTTTAGTCATTAAGTCAGTACCTACATATTGTAACACCCAAATATCCTGTGCGATTTTTATAAATGGTATTATCTTGTCAGAATCTACATTAGCATTTAATGCTGTGTACGCTTGCAAATCTGCTTTCCCTATTAATAATGCCTCTGCCATTAGTTGAATCGTTTATTTGTTGGTAAGAATCCATTGTACGGCATATCTACAGGTCTTTGATATACTCGTTTGTCATTTACTTGTTGACCGCTTTTATCTTTATCAGTTAAAGGTACAATTTCGCCAGCTTTTCTAACTTCACCAGGTGTGTATTTTCTTGCTAGTGGTGAGTTAGCATCTGACTTTTTAAGGTATGTTTCTCTCATCCACTTATGATGACAATCTCCACCTCCTTTATACAACCATATTGAATATATAGCATCTCCATTTGGTCCCCATCCTTTGTTTACTTCTTGTGAACCCATTGCAATAATATCTTCTTTACGATATATTTTGTTTGCTTTAACCATTCCTTTACAAAAATCTCTAGTATTATCAGAAACTCCTCCTACATATCTATATCTATGTTTGAAAATAGCTCCATCTTGTTCTGATTTAATGTTCGCTCTTGCAGTTCCTGTAGAAACTAGGTTGATAATTTTAGATAATAACGTTTTTTTTGGTGAATTTAATGCTTCTAATTCAGCATCTAACTCATCTTCTAAGTCATAATCAACCTCTCTACTATCTATTAATACGTATTCATGACCATCAATCCATTCAATATGGTCCTCTGCACTCATTAAAGTACTCTGTTGGGGCTGCAATTCGCTGCCCCCTTTCTCTGCTACTAGTCCTACAAGCGCACGTATCTCATTTGCTGTCATGGATTCAAGCACTTTATTCGCAACCAATGGAGATAATGAGTTGATACCATCAATAATTCGTTTCGAACCACCATCGGTTAACTCTCCTGAGCTATCTAATGGCTGTAATGGTATGAATTCTAACTGTAAAGATATTCCATTAAATGTTAATACCTTAGTAATGGCTTCAATTATAGTCTTTTGTTTAGGTTGAATTACCATGTTATCAAATAGTATTACACTATTCTTTAACTCATCTGCGTTCGCACTAAATCCTGTAGTTGTTGCAATACCAAAAATAAGTGGTGAAGTTACACAATGACCTGTTAATATCTTACTTCTGCACTCGTCTGATAAGTATTGGTAATGTTCTGGTGCATCGTTTAATGGTACGCTATCGATTGTAGTCTTTTTAGCTTCGTCTTCATTGAATGAAACTACTACTTTCTTACCCGTTGATCCAGTTAATTTGTTTATTGTAGCGCGCGCTATTTCGTCTTTCTGCTCATCAGTCGGTAAACCATTATTAAAGTTTACTATAGTCGTGGGGCTGAACCCGTTAACAACCTCATTAATAAGGTACTCACTAATTTTCTCTTCTAGTACCGTATATTCTAACGCACCTTGATAGTCAACTCTACTGAAGTATTTTGCACCTACTGAATAAGGCTGTATCATTAATATTTCAATCTCACTTTTACCCTCACCAAATGCGTCAAATCTTTTAGGTACAAACTTCTTTGGATCTTCCCAATTATCAGAATAGTAATACCCTACAATATTACCGTCTTTATCGCATTTCTCAGGTCGTAATAACTGCACAGGAATGTGATATACCTTTACAACGTTCTTATGACCTTTATCATAATGTACTTGAAATGCACCTTGACCTAATAAATACAAGTCTTGTATAACTCTACGCAAGTCATTCGCTGTAAATAGAGTCAACATTTGAGCGTAATCGTTTGGCTTTTTAGACGCATCTAACGCACTCAATCCCTTCCCGTAAATTAATCTACTAATATTGTTCACAACAGCGGAATGTGTAGCACTATTGGAGTATCTATCAATTAAGAATTGGAAGTAATTATTGTCTTCTCCATAGTTTACCCAATCATTACGCTTGTCTTCCGTAACGACTGGTGATGTATATGCAGATAATTCTATTACGTGGTTATTAGTCATTTAATATAAATTGGTTTGTTGTTGTATTTTCTGTATATCTTCCATCGTTTACGCTATAATCTCTAACATCTGCGAATCCTGACGAAGTAGTAATTTGATTAGTACAGAATATTTTACCCTTCCATGTGTAATTTGCAATGCTATTATAATACATCACAGCCTTATAAGTATGCCCTTCTTTTAATGCTGGATTAATCGTAATCGTTACAGTATCATAATAATCTCCAGCAGTTGTTCCTGTTAAATCAATTACCCTAGATACGTTTGTTTCTTCATCTGTTATCTGTAGCTTATTAGCTCTAGGCAATGCGATTAAATTCGTCAGTCTTTGTGTGACTACGAAACTTTGAACGGATGTTGTTGGCTCTAATACTATCATGTATATATAACTTAAAGATTTAGATTTTGTTTTAAACACAAAAAGGGATGCCGAACTTAATCGACACCCCCTCTTAGCCTAGTGAACTATTTAGACTATGAAGTAACCATTGTAGCACTTGTAAATAATGCTAACATAGCAGTAGATGTAGATGCATTCAAGAAGTTAGCTGGAACTTTCTCGTCAGCAACGAAATTCAAAGAATATCCTGATGCAGATTTCATTTCACCACCTGTTGAAATTGTACCACCTACAACATCTGCACCTTGCTCAAGTCCCATGATGAAGAACTGATCATTGTTTGTTTGAATTATTATGTGCGGCCTACCATAGGAAAGTAATTTGATTTGCTTATGAGTAGCAATATCTTGGTGCTTTAATCTAATGTTTAATTTTTGACTGAAATAAGTAGTGCCAGCATTACGATCAGACACTACATCTTGGTCAAAAGTATTATCTATTCCTTTTAATTCATACTTGTATAAAGTATCTACGTTAGTAATTGCTGTAATCATATCCGTATCCGTAGCGTCGTACGTTATGTCAGCTCTAGCTATTTGGTAATTGATAAAGTAAACAGCTTTTAAACCTCCTACTTGGTCCTTGCATTGTTCTACTCTACCTTTTGCAATATCACATGCCATGAGTTTATAGTTTTAAAGTTTATAAAAAAAGGGAGGAGTATATCCCCTCCCCTAGTATTGAAAATTAGTCAGTTACTAATTTGCGGAATTGGTGATTCCGTATGTAACGATATCTGAAACTGAATGGTAGTTAACAGCGTAACCAGCTCTTAATACGATTCTTACATTGTCATCCCCTAGTGTTTCGGATGTATCAATTAATCGTACTTCATTTGCATCATTTTGTAAACCACAACCAAAGAACAAGTTAGAAGTTTGAGCGACTAACATTTGGTTTGCAGTCAATCCGTTTGCTACGAATAATGGAATACCACCATAAGTCAAAGAACCATTAGTATACCATTGTGTTCCTTTGTTGTCAGTACCATTGTTAGATGTAGCAGCTACACCGAAACCACCTAATGCAGAGATATAAGATTTAGCGATGTTTTGAGATACATAAATCTTCAAATCGTCAGCTCCGTATACTGCAGCTGGGATAGCTTTGTAAATTTTTTCAAGCTCCTCAACCACGTTCGCAGCCGTTACCGAAGCGCCAGAAATTTCATTTGCAGTTGGTAAAGAAGCATCAGCAGTTAATAATGTCATGATACCAGCAACTTGTCCGTCAGTAGCATTAACACCATTCCAGATAGATACCTCGATAGCAGCAGC